AGGTTGTAGCGGAACTGTTTGGCTGGCTTCGCGTGGACGATGACACGCGCCGCTACCGCGTGGCGTACATCTCCACTCCGAAAAAAAACGGCAAGTCAACGCTTCTGGCTGGCATCGGGCTCTACCTACTCGGCATGGACGGCGAGCCAGGTGCTGAGGTCTACGGCGCGGCTGCGGATCGTGAACAGGCGTCCGTTGTGTACCGCGAGATGGCGTCGATGGTTCGCGCATCCCCGCGGCTGGCGAGAGTCATGGAGGTGGTTGACTCTCGCCGCACCATCGCGTTTCGTCGGGAGTCGTCGTTCTATCGCGTCCTGTCTGCCGATGCCTTCCGTGCGGAAGGCTTGAACATTCACGGCCTCCTGTTTGACGAACTCCACGCGCAGAGAGATCGTCGTCTGTGGGATTCCCTTCGGTACGGTGGCGCGGCCAGAGATCAGCCTCTCCTCATATCAATCACGACGGCAGGCTACGACCGCAGGGGCATCTGCTACGAGCAGTATGTGTACGCCAAGAAGGTGATCGCTGACTGGCGGCATGACCCGTCGTTCTACGCCTGCATTCACGAAATGGACGACGGCGATGACTGGAAAGACCCTGAGACTTGGGAAAAAGCGAACCCATCGTGGGGCGTGACGATCAAGCCGGACGTGTTCGCGGCGGACGTAAAGGAAGCAGAGCAGTCCCCGTCAAAGTTGAACTCTTTCCTTCGTTACCGGCTCAACGCATGGACAACCTCTGACGTCAGGTGGCTCTCGCCAGACCTGTGGCAGACCTGCTCCTTACCGCTCCGCGACTTCGGCGACCGGCCCGTTTACGCGGGCCTTGACCTCGCGACGACCTACGACCTCACTGCCCTCGTGCTGATCTGCCCCGACCCCGAGGACGGCAGCATCGACGTTCTGCCGTTCTTCTGGATTCCCGAGGCGAACGCCGTGGAGCGGACGAATCGCGACAAGGTGGACTACCTCGGCTGGATTCGCGACGGGTTCATCAAAGTCACGGACGGGAACGTGACCGACTACACCGTCCTCCACCGTGACATCACCGAAATCTGCTCCCAGTACGGCGTTCGGCAGTTGGCCGTCGATCTCAAGTTCAACGGCCAGATGATCGCCAACATGCTGCAAGGGGACGGGGTGGAAGTGCGAGGATACCCGCAGGGCGGTCGCGCCATGAGCGCGCCTGCCAAGTCGCTGGAGAACCTTCTCGGCAACGCGAAAGTGCGGCACAACGGCCACCCGGTGCTGTCGTGGTGCGCCGGAAACGTCGCCGTCCAAGAGGATCGGTACGGGAACATTTTTCCGAGCAAAGCCAAGTCCACCGAACGAATCGACGGCATCGTCGCCTTGTGTCAGGCCATCGGCTGCTGGATGGGCAGCGAGCAGAAGCCGAGCGACTCGCCAGAAATCTTCTTCATATGATCGCCCCGAACACCCAGCACCGAATCCTCTGGCTTCCCGGCGAGGAGCGCATGTGGGACGACGACTCACCGAGCCGCAGCAGTGCGGGCGTGAAGATCAACGCCGACAACGCTCACACCGTCTCGGCGGTGTTCTCCTGCATCCGCGTGCGGGCCGAGACGGTCGCCAGCCTGCCGCTGCACGTGTACGAGCGGACGCCGCGAGGCGGCAAGCGGATCGCCCGCGAACTGCCGCTGTACCGCCAACTGCACACGCAGCCGAACGCATGGCAGACGAGCTTCGAGTGGCGCGAGCAGGCCGTGATGCACCTCGACCTGTGGGGCGATGCGTTCTCGGAACTCAAGGCCGGGAAGATCGAGCCGCTGCACCCGAGCCGCATGAAGAACGAGCGGGTCGAGAGCGGCAGTCTGCGGTATATGTACCGCGAGGCGTCGGGCCGCGACCGGCCCATCGCTCAGGACTTGGTGCTGCACATTCGCGGCCCGTCCGATGATGGCGTGAACGGCATCCGAATCGTCGAAGAGTGCAAGGACGCTATCGCGCTGGCGCGTGCGTGCGAGTTGCACGGGGCTCGGTTCTTCGCTGCCGGGGCTCGGCCGGGGTTCGTCTTGTCCACCGACGGGCAACTCAACGCCGAGGCCCGCGAAGCACTCCGCTCGCAGTGGAACCGGCGGCACGGCGGCGTCGGCAACTCGCACGAGACGGCGGTGCTGACGGGCGGACTCAAGCCCTACGACATTCCGCAGAGCAGCAACAGTGACGCCCAGTTTCTGGAGTTGCGGCTCTACCAGTTGCGCGAGATCGCACGACTCTTTCGCATCCCCGGCTACCTGCTCGGCCTTGAGCCCAGCACGCCGCAGGCCGAGATCGAGTTCGTGACGCACACCATCGTGCCGCTGCTTCGCCGCATCGAGACGGCGATGATGCGTGACCTGCTCGGAGACGACGACCGCTACCTCATCGAGTTCGATGTGCGTGGTCTGCTGCGTGGCGATGCCACGAGCCGGGCCGCGTTCAACCGGGCGATGTGGGACATCGGCGTCGTCAGCACGAACGACATCCGAGCCAGCGAGAACCTCGACCCCGTCGATGGCGGCGACGAACGCTACCGCCCGCTCAACATGGGGGCCCTCGGTGCGCCGCCGTCGGTCGAGGACGTTCTGGCCCAGCAGCAGCCCGGCAGCGGCATCGACGGTCAGGCCGTCGAGGGCGGCGTGGCGGCAGCGGCTGGAGACGAGCCTGCCGAACCCGCCGCACCGACCCAGCCCGAGGAGCCGCAGGTCGCGGACATCTCGCTCAACGGAGCGCAGATCACCGGCCTGATCGCGATCATTCAGGCGGTGGTCGATGGCCTCGTGAGCAAGGACGGTGCGGCGGCGATGGTCGCTGCGGCGTTCCCGAGCATGAACACCGCACAGATCGCGGCGATTCTAGCCGGGGTCGTCGAGCGCGAGCCTGCCGCCCAGCCCGCCCCGTCGCCGCCGCCACCGCCACCGGCTCCCGTCGGTCGCTCGCTGCCCGAGGCAAGGGCCATGACCATCAGCATCGACTTCGACCGCACGTTCGCAGCCGACCCGAAGTTGTGGGGCGAGTTCGCCCGCAAGTCGGTCGCGGATGGCAACACGGTCGTGATGATCTCGCGTCGTCCCGAGGAAGATCGAGAGGAGGTGATCTCATCTCTCGGCGACTACGCCGAGTCGTTCTCGCAGGTGCTGCTCGTCGGCGGCGACACGCTCAAGGCCGACGCCGCCGAGGCGGCTGGCATCGACGTTGATGTGTGGGTGGACGACTCGCCGCAGACGATCAAGGAGCCAATCGGCGATGGCGAAGTATGACCACATCGACTTCACGCCCCCGGCGGGCGTGAGGAAGGAGGCACAGAAGGGGCTCGATTGGCGAAGTGAGTTCGGACGCGGCGGCACGGCGGTCGGCATCGCCCGCGCCCGCGACCTCTCCAACGGCACGACGATCAGCCCGCAAACCGCACGCCGCATGAAGGCGTATTTCGACCGGCACGAGGTGGACAAGAAGGGCGAGGGATGGAGTCCCGGCGAGCCGGGGTTCCCGAGCAACGGGCGAATCGCGTGGGCCTTGTGGGGCTCTGACGCGGGGTGGGCATGGAGTCGAAAACTGGTCGAGCAGATGAACGCCGCAGATGAGGAGAACCGCAGCATGATCGAACGACGCAGCCTCTACGAAGAAGAATCCGGCACCCTCCCGCTGCTCCGCATCGAGTCGCGGTCGCAGGACGACGCGACCGAGCAGCGGTGGATCGTCGGCTACGCCGCCAAGTTCGGCGTCAACTCGCTGGAGTTGGACGGCGAGTTCATCGAGCGCATCCACCCCGACGCCTTCGGCATCGTCGCGGAGCGGCGTGGCCGCAAGAAGCCGCTGGAGACGCGGGCTCTCTGGAACCACGACGCCAACTTCCCGCTCGCCCGCTACCCCGGCACGCTGTCGCTGTCGGTCGATGACGTTGGCCTGCGGTACGAGTTCCCGGTGCCCGACACCACCTACGGCCGCGACCTTGCCGCCAACATCGAGGCGGGCATCGTGCGTGGCAGTTCGTTCTCGTTCCAGATCGCGCCCGGCGGCGAGGCGTGGAGCGTCGAGGAAGGCCGCTCGATCCGCACCGTGACCCGCATCGACACGCTGATCGACGTTGGCCCGGTCACGTTTCCGGCGTACCCCGACGCCGATGCCAAGGTGGCGAAGCGATCCTACGACGCCTTCGTGCGGTCGCGTACCGTCAAGTCCTACGCCGCGACGGCGAAGGCGTCCGAACTCCGCGAGTACCTCAAAAAGCATG